ACTCTCCGTGAGACCACTGAAACTGCACTTATTGACAATATAGAAAGCCACAGCACGATCAATGCTAGGCAAACTTTGGTCATTGATTTGCTCCTTTGCTTTAAGAAAAAGTTCCTTTGCTAGTTCTGGTGTATTGTTTCTCAGTTTAAGTTCTTCCAGTTTATTTTTAAGATCATTTCCAAAAATCTGGAGTTGTTGCCAGAAATTTACAAGAGGTTCATACAAATCATTCACCCAAATATCTAGGTTGGGATATTTCTTAGTGATATAAATTGCAACACTTCCTCCGCCAAGAAATGGTTCTCGGAACTCAGCATAGTTGCGAAGATCTGGAAAGTAAGGTCCCATCTTTTCACAAGCACGGGACTTACCTCCAGGATACCTCAAGGGTGTTTTAAGAGACTTCATAATCTTTAGGATGATACTTCAAATACTCTCTAAAAGTGAGTTTCATTTCTTTCTGCGTCATGCCACAATGTTTTGCGGCAGCAGGAAGAGTCATTTTAGCACGAAAGAGACCTTCATTTGCCCCTCTCACATTTTCAGGGGTTGTTTTAACTGCAACTTCCTTAAGGGATTTAATGTCAATTTTGAGCAGACCCATTTACACACCTCACAACAATTTCAGTATTTTTAGTTGCTTCTGCCATCTCACGATATCCAGTTCCAACATAGATTTGACCACCAACAACAGCAACGGCGCAAGCACCCCAGAAGATGTAATACCACTTGGACTTGACCTGATGTTGCTTTTTCAGTTCATCGAGTTCTTCGTGAATATCTTGATGATGAAACCTTAATGGTTTTTGTATTAGTGCTTTGAGTTTCTTGTTTTTCATTTAAACTCACACTCCACCATTACTTCGGTCAAGCAGGCAAGCATGTTTATTTCTTGGTCTGCGACAAATGCTCCTTGATACTGATACTTAGCGAGCACAAGAACAGCAGCAGGAATAGAAGCAGGAACCAGACTTTCGTAAAGAGAATCGTAAATACGACGGAGAAGTACAGTAGTATCATTGTCCAGATTACTGACGACCCACTTACGAACTTCAGAAAAGTTCTTTTCTTTAAGGTTTTTAACAAGTTCATTTACAGCAATATCCGAAAAAGCAGCAAGAATTCCACTATCAATTTTTCCACCTACCGCATATCTTTGGCACTCGTTGAGGACTCGTCGCCAATCGGGGAAGTGCTTATTGATAAGTTCCGCAAGTACTCTTTGATCGAATTCGACGCCCTCCGCATCCAAGATATTTTGTAAACGCTTGAAGAAGGATCCTGCCAATGCGGTTTTTTCTTTTCCTTTGATGGAGAAGTCAATAACGGCACATCGGGAGTGGAGAGGTTCGATGATTTTATTTTTGTAGTTGCAGGTGAAGATGAATCGGCAGTTACCAGCAAACTCCTCAATAAACGCCCGTAGTAGGAGTTGTACGTCGTTTCCTGTGTTATCTGCTTCGTCAATGATGACGACTTTGTGTTTAGCATCTGACGAAAGCGAAACGGTCGAAGCGAAGTTCTTCGCATTGTTTCGGACAGTATCGAGGAATCTACCTTCGTCGGATCCATTGATGACATAAACATCTACTCCCAATTCATTGCAGAGTGCTTTTGCCACTGTGGTCTTACCAATACCAGGAGGACCAGCAAGAAGCATATTTGGAATTTCACCCTTATTTAGAAACTCCTGAAAGGTTTTCTTTGTAGTTTCAGGAAGAATACAATCTTCAATTGTTTTAGGGCGATATTTCTCTACCCAAATAAAATCACTGTTCATAATTTATACCCAATTAGGTTTTCGTTCAGGCATACGAAGATAATTAGATGCAACCCAAGGTTTGGATGCAATATACATCTTGTAAGCAGTAAAAGTGTCAATGCTTGTGTCAAGTTTATACTCATCTGGCATAGCACGGGCAAATGGAGTTACTTCTGTAATCTTTCCCTTAGGGAAAAGATAATAAGCACCTAGAAGGGTATTATAGCACGAATGGATTTTCCCATAACGTACAGAATACTCATCACACAAGTTCATTCCCCACTTAATTAACCAATAGGCATTATGGATACTATCCATTGCCCATTTGGTACAGGGATGATTACGAAACGCTCCTTTTTCTGTCTTGTATGGAGTGTTATCAGACTTATATAAATTGCCATAATTGTGACCCCATTTGCTAGAGGCGACAATAGAAAGCATTTGACAGCATTCCAGCGGCATTTTGACAATATGTTTATCGGGAAGGTAGATAGCACTCTCAGCAGGCCAAGGAGAAGTTACAAAGATGTTCATCAGAAACAATATTTTTGAAGTACATACTTAACTTTGTCTGGTTTATCTTCCATCCAATATGCTTCATGTTCCATTTGAGCAGAAGATGAAGATGTTTTCACAGAATTTCTGATATCTTGATATTTAAAGGATGGAAGGCTCATATTTTTTTTAGATATACCGAATGGTTTATATCCGTTACAAAGATGTGCTACATGAACTGCTTCATGATAAACCGTTTCGTTAATATAAAAGTCTAGGGCAAATCCACTTTTTTTAATATTATTGGTACATATGATAAACTTTTTTCCAAAGTCTGCATAACCAAAAATATTTTTGTTACTCCTACAATACCCAACATTTTCTTGGACAGAATATCTTGCCCGATAAACTTTATTAAGTATATCTTGAGCTTGGGGAGTAAGATAGAGTAAAAATTCCATCAACCAAAGGTCGAATCTGGTTCCAGAGCAATATAATACTTCAGATTGTACTTGGTATTTGTAAATTGTGACAGAAGTTTAGAAGACACAACCACATCGTAAGCACCAGGAATGATCTTGATATTTTCTACCTTGAAGTTGAATACAAACTCAGAGTCAGTTTCACCAACAACAATAGCGTATTCATTAGAAGTGTCATTCTTCTTATCACGAACCACCAGTTTGATGACACCATTCTCACCAACCGCAGAAAGATCGGGGAGTTGATACACTGCTGCTGCCTTGACAAGTTTCTCCAGAGAAGCACTATCCAGTTGGAAGCACACATCAGTTGAAGGTAGTTGAATTGCCTTATCGGGAGGAGAAATAATCACATTGGGGTCAGCATAGAAATACTTCACCCGACGCTTGCCTTCTTTGATGCTCAAATATGACTCTTCAGTAAAGTCTAGATCAGGGTCTTGATGAAGACCCAAACCATTCAAAAACTGGTTCAGATCATAGATGGCAAAGTCACGAGGAAACTCTTCATTGATATCCGCTTCAGCGAGAATATTTTTTGCCACAGAGATAGTGCGAAGTTGATTACCCTGCTTCACAAGAATTGAGTTGTTGATGCCAGCAAAGTTCTTGAGAAGAGCAAGGGTGTTGTCAGAGAGTTTCATAGTTTTGTTTGGGAGTTTCATAATCAACGGAATTCGGTAAGTCCATTATCTTTGCGAGAATAATGACCATCAAAGTGAAGCAGGAGCATAGCATAGTGAATCACTTTCAGAAGGTCACGCTTATTGCGTCCATCTTTATCACCATAGCGACTGCCATACTTGAGGATGTTTGCCTGACAAAATCCAGCGGCAAGTTTCTTCGCTGCCATCAAGTCAATAGTTTGAATATCGTTGTAACCATCTTCATCTCCACAGTAATGACCGTGATAGGTGCTGGTTACATAATCTTCAACGTCTTTGAGAATCTTATCTTCGTTGTATTTCCAGAGATGATTTTTAGGTTCAGTCATAACAGGTGTTTTTTCAATTACAATTTTATCATCACTATTCAATGCCATAGTGAATTGGTATTCGGAATAAGGATACTCATCCATAATAAAGGGGAAGGGTCATAATTTACCTTCCCCAATTATATCAGAAAGGAGCGTCAGGTGCAACCTGTTCATCAGTGGGCATCTTGAAATCAGCATCCACTTTATCATACAGTTCCAGGAAGGACTGTTTGGTCTCATCGTCGAAACGATTCACACACACTTGGATTGCCTTTGCCTTGTCTTGGAAGATGCTGTAAGCACGGATGATATGAACCAGACGGCGGGTGCTGATAATTTCCTCAATGCCACCATCGTAGAAGGTCTTGCGGATGATGTCTGCCCAATCAACCAGGCGCTTACAGAAGTCACGGTCTTCCACACCAAGGTCCAGAGCGATGCCTTCCAGAATCTTCTGTTCGGTAGCAGGAGCAGGATAGGACTGCTCAAAGGTCACAGGGAACCGCTCCAGGAACGCCTCATTGAGCACATTGGTGCCGATGAAGCGACCGTCATCAGAACCCTTACCCTTGGTGTTTGCAGTGGCGAACACATTGAAACCAGCAGCAGGTTTCACGAAGCGACCAATCTTCTTCAGGAAAACACCTTTACCTTCAAGGACAGATTGCAGACACAGAATCTTGTTAGAAGCGAGGTCAATCTCATCCAGCAGAAGGATTGCACCACGCTCCAGTGCCTCAATCACAGGACCATTGTGCCAGACCGTCTCACCATTAACTAGACGGAAACCACCAATCAGGTCATCCTCATCAGTCTCAATGGTGATATTCACACGAATCAATTCACGCTTGAGTTGGGAACACGCTTGTTCCACACTGAACGTTTTACCGTTACCCGACAGACCCGTAATGAACGTAGGGTAAAAGAGACGGGACTGAATAATTTTTTTAATATCGTTAAAGTTACCAAACTTGACGAAGGTATCATCTTTATCAGGAATAAGGTTTTGTTCAGCAGCAGGAAGAACAGCAGGAGCACTGAAAGAACGCTCAATCTCTTCCACACGTTCTTGAGTCACTTCCAGGTTCCAACGACCACGACCAGTCTTGTAGTTTTCCAGGCGGCGGGTCACAGTCTGAATATTCAGACCACGAGAGGCACAGAAACCCTTGAGGTCACCAGAAGTAATTTCAGAACCATACAGTTCTTTGATGGACTCAATCAGTTGGGCGTCATTCACGGCAGACTTGCGAGGCATGGTGTAGTTAGGTGTGTTTTTTAACTGAAGTTATTATACAAGAAAAAAAGGGGCAACTGAGTGCCCCATGTGACAGTTTTAGAACTGGACCTGTTGGTTTCGCAACTCATTCAAATAATCTTCACTCGCAATATGAGGAGTGTATCCAGGATAAAATTGCTTAACGATAGAACCAATGCCCATCGCAGTGATTGCACTATCACACTTTACCCAAACTTCTTTAGTATCGTATTTAACGACGTGTTCAAATGGGAATTTAGATTTCATTTTGCTTTCTTTTTGGATTTTTTATTCGATGTTGATTTTTTATCACTGTCCATTTTTACTTCTGGAGCAGGAGAAGTTACTGGAGTAGGATCTGCAGGAGTAGGTGCTTCTGGTTCTTGAAATAAGTCTGTGAATCTACTCATTGCCTTTATTGAGTTCTATAAAAATATTTATCAGGCGACAAGTTCCACAAACTCCCCGAGAATCTTTTTGTTCATTTTCTTCGACTTGAGACTCTTCACAAAAGCAGATTTGATTTGAGTCTTGGTTGCATCCTCAGAGACAGCAAACTCAGTGTCTTGAGAAAGGGCAGTAGCAGAAAGACCAAAGTAGGAATGATAACCTGACTTTTTGATCGTAAATGCCTTTTCTTTTTTCCAAGAACTCATTACTTTATCATGCTCATCACCATACCAACCGTAGTAACGACGAATGAAGTTGCCAGCATCACGACCTTCTAGAACACGAATACCAATGAAATTAATATCAGCAAACTTGTCCCGCAGATTACGAAGAAAAACATCGGTCATTTGATGCCATTCACAATCCAGAGAGTAAGTATTTCCAGTCTTACGGTCACGCAGAAACGAACTGAATCCAATCGCAGCAGTTCCCATAAAAGGACCATCTTCCCATTGACGCTTGACTTCACGATGATACTTAATACCACACGCTTCACCATCAGTCAGAATCACGCATTGAACTTTTTGAAGTTTGTTTTCTTTCTGGAACTTAGGCAGAATCTGATGAAGAGAAATGAGTGCCTCATTCAAGGGGGTGCCAGAAAGAGAAAGTCCCAAAGGAGTTGGATACGCCGAATAACTATTGCGTGAAAATGAATGGGCGATACGAAAAATATTCTTCATCTGTTCTTCAAGAGTCTTACCATTCACTTGACTGGTGAGAAGATTCATCATTGAGAACCACTCACCAACTTGAATCAGACCATCTTTTTTCTCATAAGCAGTTTCACGAAAACTTGCCTTACCATTCTCATCATAAGAAACCAGAGGATACTCAGTTGTAAAGGCATAAACCTCAAAAGGAATCGAAACTTTCTTGCAGAACCAGACAAGGTTGAAGAGTTGCTTGACGGTATCCAGCATCACATCACACATTGAACCAGACCAATCCAGCACAAACACCAGACCATGATTCTTACCATTGGCAAGAGTGGTGACTTTCTTGAACAGGTCTTCGTTGTATTTGTAAGTATGAAGTTTAGAACAGTCTAAAACACCAGTGCGAGCAGTCGTAGCACGGGCATAAGAATCTGCTGCCTTGCGACATTCAAACTCTTTGACCAAGTAATTAACTTCCTTTTGGGCAGAACGCTTGAACTCTACAAACTGCTTATCAACTTCACCAAAGACATTTCCATATCCATATCCACGGTCTTCAAGATAGGAAGACCAAGAGTTTTTACAGTTGGAGTGAATATCAGCATTTGGAACAATCACCTTTTTCAAGTCAAGTTTAGGCAATTCCAAATAAACATTTTCAGGACCACTGTTATTAACAAGATCTTTCAGTGCTTCTTCGAGAGACTCCATCGTCTTGACTTCAGGTTCTTCATTCTTCTCACCACCCATTTCTGGGGTGGTTTCACCCTTTTCTTGAGTAGTTTCATCAGAAGTAGGAGCACCTTCAGAATCATTAGACTCGGGTTGATCATTATCACCTTCCTGCTGGTCAATGAAGTCGGAAGCGGGTTGATTATCGGCACCACTCTGCTGGGACTCAAGATTATCCAAAGAAATCTTGGTTTCTTCCTGTTGCTTTTGCTTACAATACTTATAGAGTTCTTCTGCAGCAATCAGAACATCAGCAAAAGTCTCAGTATCGGCAATCAGATTGATAATTTCAGTTTCTTCGCCACGCTCAATCGGAATATCAACATAGTTACCAACCTTGAACCATAGGTTTGCTCGGTCGGCAAGATTATAAGTTTCCAGTTTATCATCACCAATCTGGAAGAAATCATCGTCAGCGAGTTCCCGATAACCAGCATAGAAGGTCTTAGCGAGACCAGCATAACGACGCTTCATCAGTTTCTCGATGCGAGCATCCTCTACCACATTCACAAACTGTGGAGGAACTTTTACCTTCTCCAACCAGTCCTCATCGGGAGTTTCCAATGCGTGTCCGCACTCGTGGGCGACAAGAAGGTCATACACAGTGTTACTTGCCTTCTCCCACATCGGCAGAGTCAGCACACGGGTATGAACGTTGAAGCAGGCAGTCTCCACCTTCTTGTGCTCAACCACAAGGTCTTCAGTGGCAAGAAGTTTGGCAAGTTGGGACTTGATTTCGTGGCGGACGGTCATAGGTTTGATTTCTTATGGAACCATCATACAAAAAAAGAGGGTGGTTAGACCCTCTTATGTGCCAGTTTGGAAAGTGGTTTCATTCATCCCGAAGTCTTTGTGCATAACCATACCTTGCATCTAATGCAGCATCGGATGCCTTTTCATAAGGATTAGAGTCCTCTTAAACTAGGTATATCTCCTCTATTATCATCATAAGGATTACTTTGACTTGCACCATATCTTCCAGCTGCATCAGATCTATTTCCCTGATATGCTCTTGTTCTTGCTTCTCTTTTTTCTGGAGTAGAACCTTTTATTCTTCTTTTTATTTTTCCAATACGAGTATTTGGATTATAAGTAATCGCACCTCTAATATCTTCAATAATATCTTCTCTCCACTCTTCACTCATATTTGCCATAATGGCAAGTGCTGCCTTGTTGGTGTCTGCGTAACCTTCGGCAACTAGATGCTCAAGAATGTAGTCAAAGAGATCTGTCTCTTCACGAAGTCTTGGATTTGTTAAAGCATCATTAATCTCACCCATTTTTCCTCTAGGAGATCCCTTACCACCATCACCATCATCTTTCATAGCTTGTGTTCTCAATGCACCTGCTCTCTTGATCATTGCTTCTCTCTTTTTTCCAGGAGGAAGTTTTTTAAATCCTCTCCCTACTGGACCATATGGAAGACCTGCTTCATCAAGTTCAACTTCTTCCTTCATTTTCTTTTCATCTTCTTTATCTTCATCTTCCTTTTCAGTTACCTTTTCACCCTTCTCTTCTTTACCTTTTTTATGCTTACCTTCTTTGTGCTTTCCACCTTCATCCTTCTCAGATTCTTCCTTCTCACCCTCTTCCATTTCGGGTTCTTCTTTCTTTTCGTAGATAGAAGAATAGGCACTCATCATGCCTAAAATTTCTTTTGATTCCATTGTTACAAATACTTTTTCAAATATTTATAAAATAAGAAGCGTCCCCGTGATGGAGACGCTTCTTGAGTGCTTGGCGACGTGCCTTTGCTTGTCGGAGTGCTTGCGGTTTTAGTTTCCGCTTCTGCTCCTTTTTAGAGTGGTGTTGCCAGTTGGGGAGTTTCATTCGTCTTGTGGCGATGCAGACATTCTACGGGAAAAACCTTTGACTTTCTCGAACCTTATGACACTTTCAAATTTGTCATGAAGGTCTGTCTTATGGGAAATCACAAAAATATTAGCATCCTTAATCACATAACGAATAATCTTAAGGAACTCATCGGTGCCAAATCCATCGAGTGAAGAATCAAACACCTCATCCATAATCAGCAGATTGGTATTGACGGAATTTTTGACTCGTGCCACTTCTCTCCAAGTGAAGAGGAGTGCCAGGTCAATTCTCATTTTCTCACCTTCACTGAATGAACTATAAGAAAAGTCTTCGTGAATGGGAGACTTTACCGTTTCGTTAAACTCTTCATCAAGATGGAAGTTGATATAAAAATCCATCATCTGAAGATAACGATTCACCTGCTGATTTATGAACGGAAGATACTTTTTGATTATCTTCGTTTTAACGCCATCGTCCTTGAGTAAGGAATAGGCAAAATCGTAATAAACGATTTCTTCTTTTTTCTTTGAAAGGTCTTCGAATGTTTTTTGGAGATTGGTTTGAAATTCTTCTAACTTCTCATGCTCAGTATTTCTGTTTGCAAGGTTTTGGGTAATAGTTTGAATTTCAGATTCAAGGTCTCGTATTTGTCTCTGGTTGAGGGAAATCCGAGTATTGTTTTGAGAAATCTCATGGTTGAGTTTCGTAATCTCCTTAGATAGAACTGTGAATTGACGCTCTCGTTCCTGTTCTAACTTTATAGTCTCCTCAAGTTCCTGAAAACCTTTCTGGAGTTCCTTTGCCTTATTTTGAGCGTCTGCTATTCTATTTAACCGAAACTCTTCTTCTATAGTTTGAGTACAGGTAGGGCATACCGTATTTTCTGTGAAAAACTTATGTTCTTTCGTAATCACAGATACTTTCTGAGAAATCTTACCCTTTAGATTGTTAAGCTTTACTAACTTATCATCAGCACCAATGACTTCTTCCTGTTCCTTAGTGTAAGCAAAAATCTGCTCTTCGGTCTTAGAGTTTTCAGTCATATAAATGCCAACTTCGGCATCTAAATTGGCAATCTTTTCTTTATTGACATTAATATTGGCATTACCACGATTCTCAAGTTCCTCAATAAACTCCTGCTGCATCTTCATCTTATCCTTAAGAGTTTCTTTCTTAAGTTCAAGAGATTTAATCTGATCCTTTTTCTCACGAATCTTATCCTTAATGAGATTATTCATCGCAGAGAAAATACGAATATCCAGAAGGTCCTCAATCACTTCCCGACGATTCGCAGTGGTCAATTGCATAAAGGGTACAAAAGTGCTAGAACCCAGAATCACAATCTGAGTAAAAGACTTGTAATTAACCTTGAGGATATTTTCTTCTAAAATACGTTGATTTGCTCTATCATCTGCTTCTTTATGCAGAGAAACGCCATTCACTTCAATGTCAAAAATATTTGGTTTGATGCCACGACGGACAAGATAGTCCCTACTATTCACAGAGAACTCAATCTCGACAAGACAATCTTTCTCATTCGTAGTATTAACCAATTGAGGTTTGTTGATCTTACGAAATGGTTTATTAAAAAGTGCAAACGTTAGAGCATCAAGAACTGTCGATTTACCAGCACCATTTGTACCAATAATCAAATTAGTATGATTTTTCTGAAAATCAATTTCGCTCCAATGATTTCCAGTGCTTAAAAAGTTTTTCCAACGAATTTTTTTAAAAGTTATCATGATTTAGGAATAGGAGGAATAACAATGTCATTAGATGTAATCACAGCATATTTGTAATTATGCATTTTACAAGTCTTTATTGCAATATCATCATCAACTTCAACGACTTCCATTTCTTTAGAATAATTGGCATCGTCTTCTAACATTAAGGCGTATCTTACTGCATCATCTTCTTCTTCAAACATAAAAAGAACTTTTTCTCCATACTTGTCATGGACTGCATAGGCACCATCATCCTTTCTATCTTTAAGAGTTAGAAGATACATTACTCGACTTCGCAAGCTTGCTTATACAAATCTTGAAATATTCCTTTGATAATGTTTTTATCAAAATCAAATTCTGCCTCATCAATATAGCGGTTCAGAATTGAAATGGTACTCTCTTCTTCATCAATGTCAAACTCTTCATTTTCTTGAATCTCAAAGTTCTCAACAATCTTGAGTTCTTGAATTCCAGCAGTATAGAGTTTATCAATAAACTTTTCAAAGTCTTTTGGTTTTGTCTTTTTACGAACAATCACCTTGACAATTTTATTCTCATATTCAGAAGCATCGAACAACTGATACGGAGTATCCTCATAATAAACATTATAAAACAATTTATAAGGATTATTAATTGGAGTGTGAGTGAGGGTTTCCGTATCAAAGATATGAAATCCGCGAGTATCATTCACATCTGTCCAGTACATTTCATAAGGATTACCGAGATAGAAAATGCGTCCATTATCAGAACGAGTGTGGTAATGCCCAGAAAATACTTTTGTGAAGTTCTTAAAAATATCTGCTTCCAGTCCATGCTCCTCCATAATCAAATTTCGATTCACACGAAAACCTTGAAGTTCCAAATGACCCATAGCAACTTTTGCTTTGGTCTTCTTGATCTGAACTAAAGACTCTTCATAATTCTCACTGCAAATCCATGGCAGCATCATGATATCAAGATTTCCAACTTTAGCAGTTTGAGGAGAACTATAAGTACGAATATTAGGATAAGTCTGAAGTAGAAGGTTTGGAGAATTTACACTATTGGTATTCTTGTAATAACAATCATGATTACCAATAATCATATGGACTTCATACTTACGCATGGGTTCAAATACAACACGCTTTGCCCACTCTAAACTTTGATAATCGATTGACTTACGACTATCAAAAGCATCTCCCATATGGATGACTGCTTCTACCCCATGCTCCTCAAGGGCAGGGAAGAAGACATTCTTATAGAAGAGTTCAAAGTGATCATGAAGATACTTAGAACCCTTCCTTGCCCCATAATGCGTATCTGTAATGATGGCAACCTTCATCGGTTCCTGTATGTAATGTTATCTTTAATGGTATTATAGTCGCTACTGTGCCCAGAAAGCAAGCTATCATCAACCATCATAACCTCATCAAACCCTGTTCTCTCAATAATTTTAGATTTGATATCGAGTTGCTTCTTCTCTTTCTGGATCCTACGGAGAAAAGCGTAGTGAATGATTTGAGTAAAATATGCAAAAGGATTTTGAGATTTCTCTGGATTAAAATTGTGAATATACTGAACACAGTTTTCTATGCCATCAGAAATCATATCATCCCGAAACATATAATTCACAAAATTTGGTTTGTATGACAAATGAGTTGCAATCTTTAGAAAGCATTCGCCCAGATAGTTTGTAATGCGAGGTTTGGGTAATCCCTTTTCCTTGGCATCGGCAACTTTGTTCCTATAGACGATAAGTGCTTCTAATAACTCTTTGTTATTCACATAATGTTCTGATTTCTTCTTTGGCATTGCTTGTCATCTTTATCCTAATATTAATTTTCTTAATTATAGCACAAACACAGAGTCTTGACAAATTAGAAAAATATGACTAGACTACGTTTGTTAAGGTTGAAGATAATAATATTAAAGATCTTTAGATTCCTTATTTTGATTAAAGAGTTTTTCAAGTTTCTTACGGGCTTCATCGACAGTAGAGACATATCCCATGTCTGTTGATACTCCTACTTGACCAGAAGGTTTATAGACATCAATACTATCATCATCAATATAATCATTATAGATATCTATCATCTTTTTATCTCTTGTTTCAGTCATTGTAATGACCTTATCATATTTGATTAGAAATACATCATCATCTGTCAATTCCATCCATGGTTTAACTTTGATAAATGAACCATGGGGACTATGAACGATTTTAAAACTTAGTGGATTTTGTGCGACTATGATGGGATCTCCATCGTTTTCATCAATGGAAATTAGTGAAAGAATTTCTTCTCCAGAAACTAATTTAATAACACAATAAAACTCTTCTCCCATTAGTTTTTAAGCGGTATGTTTACAATATCATAATTAAAGTTTTCTTCGTTATAAACTTTGATTCTTTCTATTAGATGATTGAGTGTATAATTTTTTCTTGACTTGTAACTAATATCATCGGCAATGTCATATAGAGTTGCCTTTGTTTTATTGTCACCTTTTCTTAGGACTCTTCCGATTGATTGGAGGTTTCTGATTCTTGATTTACTAGGGGAAGCAAAGATGACATTATGTAGATTTCTTATGTTAATACCAGTAGAAAAAGTCCCGTAAGAAGCAACTATTATTGCATTGTTTTCTTTTTCAGTAATTTCTCTGACTTTTTCTCGGTCCTCAGTATCTACACCGCCATGAACAAAGAAGACATGACGTTCTTCAACTGTGCTACTATTTATGAGTTCGTACAAAGGTTGTCCATGACCCTCTACTCTTGAAAATAGAATTAAAGTATTACCTTTAAGATCAATGGCAAGGTTTCTTATAAACTTATTGCGCTTTTCATGGTTGATAATATACTGAACTTCTTCTTCAAAGTTTTCAAACTTATTTGGTGGATGTTTCAATAGAAGAATATTAATATCCAGTTTGGCAACGTGACCCTTCTGCATCAGTTCCTCTGTTCTGATGATTTTGTATGAAGGACCAAATAAACCTTCTAAAACCCACTTATGTGTTTGTGTGCCGTCTAGGGTTCCTGTAAAACCGTAACGATATTTTGCATCTGAAAGTTTTGTCATTATAGATACTAATGACTTTGATTTAAACTGGTGTGCTTCATCTCCAACGACCACATTAAATCTTGAGAAATATTGTCGGGGAAGTTTGTAGATGGACTGCCAGGTCGTAATGATTACCTGAGAGTCTGTTTCTCTTTCTTTACCTGCATAAATCTTGTGGCAAAATGAACCCACGTCCCACCCATAATCTGCAAAGTCTTTATACATCTGTTCTACAAGGGATGTCGTCGGAACGACTATCAGAGTATTTTGTCCTTTCTCAACGTAATATCTCACAATCGAATATATCATCAGGGACTTTCCAGAAGCAGTTGGAGATATCAACAACTTTCGATTATGTTTTAAAGCGTCGTATACTCCCTCAACTTGGTACTCACGGGGAGCATACTTGCAAATAGAAGTCATATA